TGTATTTCCAGAAGTGCTCTTCCTTGGCAATGAGGTTGTTCAGAACTTCTTTGTCGGTTGTGATCTTGTGAATCACCAGTTCTTTTCCGAAAATAAGAGCAGCAATGTACCAGCAGTCAAAACCGCTGACGGCCAGATAGTGATTGACCTGAGCCATGTAATGTGCAGGGATTTTGCCATCTGTCCACTTATCTGCGGAGAAGGGCGAGACTGTCTTGCACTCCAGCCCGGCTTTCTGCCCAACGATCAGGCGGTCAAAATCTGCCAGAAGCAGTGGATGTTCCTCACTCTGGTAAATGGCATTTGCTCGGCGTACCTTCAGACCGGTGGCCTCGGTGAAGCGTTGTGCTACATAATCCTCCAAATCACGGCCCTGCCGCATGGCTTCGTTGTCGATATTTTCAGTGGTATCGCTGATTTTATCGTGGTAAATCTGAAATGCAGAACGATAGGGATTCAGGCCAAGGATAGCCCCGGCATCCGTGCCGGTAATGCCGCATTTGCGGTAACGGAGCCAATCCTCTTTGGACAGGTTCAAAGTTGAAATCAATCTTTTCATGCACTTTGCATCCTTTCTCTCATAATTGATTCGGTAATGATGAAGTCGTATTCCACCAAGTCTTTCATGATCGTGGAAAAGTCACTGGCCAATGAATGGCAAGAGCCAACCCACAGGTCATAAAGGAAATCCAGAATATTATTTTGCACCCTGAGATGGTTCCAGTAGCGCTCCTCCAGTCTGCCCTCGGATTCCAAAACAATAATGGCGGTGCTGATGGTACTTTTCATCGTGATCTCATAAGCCATGGTAACGCTGATTTCAGAAGCACTCTTCTCAACGTTGTCAAAAAATTCCGTGAATTCCCTGAAAATGCGGTTGTTTACATCATTCATGGCTTGCTCCTTTATGCTGCGGCCAGCACCATCTTGTAAGCCTTGTCGATCATAGGGTTGCCCTCTGCGGTGCGCAGGAACAGGTTCTCGTTGTAGTTTTTGGTCTTGCGGAGAGGGTCTGCGTGGGTGGCAAAATCAGAGACTGCGTTGATAAAGCGCCAACCGTTCTTGCCGACCCATTCCAGATCCGGTGCGTTGTAGTAGCGAGCCTTCAGCTCTTCCTGCAGGCGCAGATTATTCTTCCTCTGGCAATCGGACAGGTCCTCAGAAATCGGGAAAAACTCATTGATGAACTCCTGCACCTTGTGATCGGATAAATCGATGCGAGCCAGCTCTTCGCCACGGTTGCCGAGTTCAATCATATAGTTGCTGGCCAGCTGCAGGGTTTCACGGGCATCCTGCACGCGGAGCAGAACATTTTCGGTGTGGCGTGCAGTCCAGCTGCGCTTTGCAGTATTCAGCGCGAGGTTCAGCGTGTTCTGGCAGACTACACGGATCGGAGTCATGGCCACTTTTACACCAGAACTGCCGTCATGACTGTTGAAGATCACAAGATATGGGACTACCTGATCTCCAGCGATAAGATATTTCCTCGGAAGCCTTGCCAGCATCCAGACCTTCTTGCCGCCCTGCAAGGAACCGGCAGTTTCGTAAGTGACGCCCTCGCCCAACAGGTCATCGGTGAACTGAAATGCTTCTTCGTTCTGTACAATGCGGTAGCGGTCGGATACCACACCCAGAACAGCATCATCGGTGCTGCGGACATTTGCGCGATAGCCGGGGATCATAGCACCTGTACCAGAATAGATATTACGGCTCTCCACCTGCCAATCCAGGCCGGCCAGTTCCAAGGCTTCACGGCTTGCAGGGGCATCCATGATGATCCGGCCAAGGCCGTGCCAAGGGGTCTCACGGACAGAGAACATCGTTTCAACATTTGCGGGCATAGTAAAATCTCCTTTTCAGTGTATTTTGCTCAGTCGTTGTTTTCCATTTCTTCAGCGATGCGGACGAGGACTTCCACCAGGACGGTGCCAACCTCTTTGACGATTTCGGACCAAAAGTTCATAATGCTTTCTCCTTTCTGCGCAGCTGCGCTTTAAAATACGATGGTAATAATGATAGTGATGGTGCGGAATAACAAAATGCTCACCTCCAGACATAAAAAAGCCCCTGAGTCTTTCGACTCAGAGGCTTTGGATCATGATTATTATATCTGGGTGAAAAATGGAAATTTGAGAAAGCTAAAGAGAGGGTTTTATCATAAAAAATTATAATGCAGGACGAATTTGCGCTAAAAGAAGTTGGTCCGCCGGAAGCCACGGAACAGAATCAAGCTCCTCTTTAGTCAGCCAGCGTGCAGCCTCGGCTTCTTTCAACACCAGTTTGCCGGAGACCACCTCACACCAGAAACAGTCCATGGAAAGATGGAAGGCGGGATAATCGTATTCAATGGTGTCGATGAGGTCGCCTACCGCGATCTCGGTATCCAGCTCTTCCCGGATCTCTCGTTTCAGTGCCTGCTGCGGGGTTTCACCCGGCTCGATTTTGCCACCCGGGAACTCCCATCCGCCCTTATATTCGCCGTAGCCGCGGGCGGTGGCATAAATTTTATGTTTCGTCTGAATATCGTCGCAGATCACAGCTGCAACAACGCGAACAACCTTCATGATATTCTCCTTTTAACCGACCACCAGCTTGTTGGTCTTTTTGAGGAACTTTGCAGGGATCGGGCGGTCCAGCTTCCATGTGATGTTCATGGGGCGGGAGCCCTCGTGCTTCACGTAGTTCACTGTGCCCAGATAGGTATACGCTCCTGCACCGCCAAAACGGGCATCTGCCTTGAACTCGCGCACGAACAGCAGCACCCGGCTTCCCTTTGCACGGTGATGGATGTAGCGCTGCCCGGTGGCAGAGTTTTCGGCGGTGGTGCTCTGGCTCTGCCAGTGGAACAGGCTCTCGTTGATGGAATAATCCTTGTACATGGTGGTGGGGGAGTAATCCTTGCCTGCTTTGTTCAGGGTCACAAAGAATACGTCCAGCTGCTTTTCCGGTAGCCACTTCACGCCCTCGCGGACAGTGGCAGGCTTCAAAAAGTCCAGCGCTACTAGCAGCTGGTCGCGGGTATAGGTGCAGTGCAGGTCCAGCGGACAATCAAAGCCCACACCCACCGGCTCGTCGATAAAATCAATGCGGTCATATTGATACTGCAAAAGTGCCTGCAGTTCCCCCAGCAAAACGGGACTATCCGAGAGAGCATACAGGTTATCGAGAACTTCTTCATCCTCCCAGCTTTCTGCAGTTTTGCCCCAGAGGGTCACATAAAACATTTGCAGCATCCGCTGCTCTACCGGCGGCAGGGCTGCAAAGTCGGTGTTATCCAATTTCGGCAGAAGCCCCAGCAAAAACCGGATCCACCTGCGGGAATCCACGACCGCAAAGCGGGCAAGGGCTTTGGTCATAGTTTCTTCCAAAGGCTCTGCAAAATCGGATGCCGCCCCTGCGCGGACGCACAGTCTGCTGAAGCAGACCTTTTTGCTGTAGATGGCCCGGGGGTCGAGATGGTAGTAGTCGAGGAAGTTCCCCAGTGTCAGGGGCAGACCGGTATCCTCGGTGAAGGCAGCCGCCCGCGCCACAAGCCCGGAGGTGCGGTCATAGGAGGCGCTGATATTGTCCAGCACATATTTTGCGGCATATTTCTCCAACTGAATATAGCAGCCTTTAGGTGCAGAGACAAAGCCCTCTTTGAGCTCCCGGCTGACGCTGCGGGTGGTGTTGGAAAGCAGTGCTGCGAATTTCTCCTCAAAATTGTACTTTTTGTTGGCCTGTCCGATGAAATCCAGAACGGTCAGGCAATCCTTGTTTTCTGCCAGACGTAAGCCGCGCCCCAACTGCTGCAAAAACACGGTCAGCGACTCGGTAGGACGCAGGAACAGCACCGTGTTCACCTCGGGGATATCCACACCCTCGTTGTAAATGTCCACTACAAAGAGGAATCGGAGTTCCCCGGAAACCAGCCGCTGCTTGGCGGCGTTGCGCTCCTCGTCAGGAGAATCGCCGGTCAGTGCCATAGACGGGATGCCGTGGGTATTAAAGTAGCGCGCCATAAATTGGGCATGAGCAATGGAAACGCAGAAGCCCAAACCCTTCACCTCGTCGATATCGGTGACATATTTCAGGATGGAGTTCACCACAAGGTCAGCGCGGCGCTCCGCCACCATGCCGCTGAGGGTGTACAGATTGGACAACTCGTTTTTATCGTAGCCGCCGGTACGCCATTTCAGGCCGCTCAGATCTGCGGTGTCGGTGACGCCGAAATATTGGAAGGGACAGAGCAGTTTCCGGTCAATCGCTTCCGGCAGACGGATCTCGGCGGCAATGCGTCCGCCGAAATAGTCCAGAACGCTTTTGCCGTCCATACGTTCCGGGGTAGCAGTCAGTCCAAGCAGGATCTTCGGCTGGTAGTATTCCAACAGCTTCTGATAAGTGGGTGCAGCTGCATGATGGAACTCGTCTACAACGATGTAATCGTAAAAATCTGCTGCCGTTTTGGCGGCAAGCTCCTGAGAATTGAAGGTCTGGATGGAAACAAACAGATGATCAATGCTGTCGGCTCTGTGACTGCCCACATACAGTTCACCGAAATTGGCATCCTTCAGTACCGCCCGGAAGGTGTACAGGCTCTGCTTCAGGATCTCCTCCCGGTGTGCCACAAACAGTAGCCGGCAGGGCTGCCCCGGATGCTGCCTGCAGAAGCGCTTGTAATCCAGTGCGGAGATCACGGTTTTACCGGTGCCGGTAGCGGCGACTACCAAGTTGCGGTTGTAACCCCGAACGGTGCGCTCGGCATCCAGTCGGTCCAGAATTTCCTGCTGGTAGGAATAGGGCAGAATATCAAGGGTGTAGATTCCGCTGTGGTCGGTCTCGCTGTATTTTTCGGCTTTCAGGGCGCGGGTCAGCCGCTCTCGCTGCCCTTCATCGTAATATTCAAACTCGCTGGAGTTCCAGTAGCTTTCAAAGGTGGCTGCGATCTTTTCAATGGTCTCCGGCAGGTCCTTTCGGGTCACCTTGACGTTCCATTCCAGACCACTGGAAATTGCTGCGTTGGACAGGTTGGAGGAGCCTACATACGCCGTAGTAAAGCCGGTTCTCCGGTAAAATACATAGGTCTTTGCGTGCAGGCGGGTACGTTTGGTATCGTAGCTGACCTTGATCTTTGTATTGGGCAGCGCGCGCAGCTCCTCAATGGCTTTTACGTCCGTAGCGCCCATATAAGAGGTGGTGATGATGCGCAATTCGCCGCCGCTTTGTACAAACTGCCGCAGCTCGTCCATGATGAGGCGTAAGCCGCTCCACTTGATAAAGGAGACCAGCATATCAATACGGTCGGCGGAAACGATCTCCTTTTTCAGTTCCGTGTACATCTGCGGCTCATGGATAGCGCCGGTAAACAGGGAACTTTGCGCAATGGAGGTTTCCGGGCGGTCAAGGTCCTTTGCGCTTTTTCCTGTAGCAATGCGCGGGTCATTCTGCTGCAAAAGCGCAAGAAGCTGCTCTGCCCGCTGGTCAACACCGAGCGCGGCAAAGTCAGCTTCCTGTGTGGTGTTCTGGATGGTGGTCACGATCTGATTTGCCAGCTGGATCTGCGCCTCGATGCCGCCGCCGTTGTCCTGCACGTTCTCAAGACCCTTCTGTACCACGTCGGTCAGATACTGCGCCAGCACCTTGGCAGCCTCCGCCGTGTCGATGGGCGCAGTGGACTTGCAGGCTTCCGGGATCTCTGCAAGCTCGCGGTTCAGTGCGTTATTGATGACCTGTTCG